TACGCAGGAACTGAAGACCACGCTGCTGCTTCTGCGGGTTGCCGTTCCTGTAGAGCATATAGGTGGCATAATCGCAGATCGGAAGATGCGTCCATGCCGGTACACCCGGTTCCACCTCATTGTCCTCACCACTCACCAAAGTTTTAAAGGGCGCGATTTCATCGAGATGCTTTCCTGTGATCGCAAAAAGGACCTGATCATACCCGTCGTTGACATAGGCGTCCACATGAGGCGTATAGTCCTCAAGGTCGTCCCAGTCAGCGTTGTACTGAAACAGGGCCCGCTGCATCATGGATTCAAAGGTCATATGCCACCACCGCCTTAGAGGTTCGTATGATATTCGGTATGAGAGTCTTCCTTGCCCCTGGGACGGGCAACAGTGTATCTGCCGGAATGAACGAGTGCTTCAAATGCCCAGATCGGAACTTCCACACGCTGTCCGCGCTGGATGATCAGAGGAAGATTGTTGTTCTTCCCTTCGCACTGCACGACCTCAGTCTGATCGACCGTACCGGGCTTCTCCTCATCGAGAAGCGGCAGGGTCACATAGGTCATTCTGTCTTCAGGGGCTACCATATTTTCTTCAACAACGGGGTTCTTAGCTGCCATGTGTATACCTCCTATGAGGGGCGTAGCAAATTGCTACGCCCCGATTATTTGATTACGCGCTTACAGCGTGTTCAATACGGACACCGAAGGCATCCTGGAGAATGTGGTAACCGACGCCACGGATCTTGTAGGCGATCGTGCCGCGCTGATCGTAGGGGTCATCGGAACCGGAAGAGCCGAGAGGCTTGATGATGATGCGGACATTGTGGCCCGTGCCATCCAGGGAGATACCGCCGCAGAAGTCCTGACCGTAGATAACGGTAGCGCGGATGTTCACGCCGGAGGGGCCTTCCTCTTCCTGGGAGATCTTGGTCGTGCCGCCGGTAGGAGCGGTGGCCAGAGCCCAGCGCAGATGCAGTTCACCCTTAGTGGCCGCACCGGCCTTTGCCCATTCGATGAAGGCGGGCTCGCTGCCGATCTTCACCAGACGTGCGCCGAGAGAACGGGCTTCATACTCGTTCAGAGCCTCAGAGACATAGACGGTCTTGGTAGCTGCATCGTAGCTGCTGACGGTCAGCTCGGTCAGGCCGGTGTCCGCAGTGGAGGACTCATAGACCAGGTAATCGTCTTCGTTCTCATAGGTCTTGCCGATAGTGGTCTCGAAGAACTTGACACCGGCGATGATGCCGATCTCGTTCTTAGCGATCATGGACTTGTCCTGATACTTGGCAGGATCAATCCACATGGGATCCTTCATCAGGTCATACTTGGTGTCAGGATCGATGTTCGCATGATAGTAGCCGTCGGAGAACTTGGGAGCCAGGTTCTTCTCCAGCGTACGGACGGCTTTACGGATGGTGTCATAGTTCAGGGTATCGCTTGCAGTCAGGGCCGCACGGGAGGCCTTGCCGCCGCCGTACATGACGTTCGTGCCAGCGCACTTGGCGTCACGTGCGAGAATGTTGATGGACTCACGGGCCTGACGGGACAGCAGCTCGTTGATCTCACGATGCATGTTGTCGATGTGGTACAGATCCAGCTCATCGGTGAACTCGACATGCTCACCATAAGGCTTCATGGTGATCCACATGTCAGTCTGACGGAGCTTCTGACCCTTCTTGGTCACACCTTCCTCAAGAGGACGGGTGCTGGGCTTGAAGGGAACCATGCGGCGGAACTGCACCTTGCGGCCATTGCCCTTGGGCAGAGGACGCATCTGGATGTCCATGCCCCAGGTCAGATTGGCGAGAACGTTTTTCAGGAGTCGCCGTTCGTGATAACCGATAACTTCGGAAGTAGCAATACCAGCATCATAGCTGTAGTTCATGTTTTCGTATGCCATTTAATGTCATCTCCTCGCGTCAAATACAGCCCCCTGTTCCAATCTTCTATCCAGTTCCTCGAACTGTTCATCGGACAGGTCGGCAATTGTGCGATGACGAACCGTCTGACCGTTGGCATTCCGTACAACAGGCGGCATCTGCTTCTGTCCCCGCATCTCTTCTGCGAGGCCATAGAAGTCGATCTCCCGGTTCAGAATCCTGTTCTGAATGTCGGGTCTGCTGTTGTACAGGGCCATCATGTCCTGACCCGTCAAACGCTTGATTGTGTTCGCCTGATCCAGGAGCGTCTGTGCGTAGGCATTGGAATCGTCCTGCTGATTGCGCGAGACAAAGCGTCCCTGCGCATCTCTGGGCTGTTCTGTCGAATGGGTTTCCTGCGGCTGCGCATTGCCGGGGATCCCGCGTTCGGCACGGAGCAGACGCTCCGCGAATGCCACACTGACATGTTCCTGTTCGGCGAGTTTCGTGGCCTCTTCCTTAATCTCGAGTTCCTCAAGCTTACGGATTCTGGCCTCATACTGAGCCTTCTCTGCCTGCCACGCCGCTTCGGCTTCAGACTTTCCACGGTCGTAGCCTTTACGGTCCGCGTCCAGCAGACGGCCCTTGATTCCTCCCGAAACCCTGTCCGACTGTGCGGGGCGATCCTGGGGCTGTTCACCCTCCTGCTCTGCTGCGTTCAGGAATTCCGAGATTCCCTGTGTCTGATTACCAGTTTCTTCGGGAGCCTGCACAGCGTCGTCCTGTACGCTCTCCTCGAAGGATGTATCGACCGAAGAGTTTTCAACCATGTTCTGCACTCCTATTGTGATTTATATAAACGGCGTGACACCGTTTACATCGGTTGCACCTGGGACGCCCCACCACCCATGGCCTGCAGGGCATCCTGAGATCCCGGACTGGAGGACACGATACTCGCGTACCCGTCCAGCGTTTCGTTCAGCTGCTGCACCTGGCTGCGGAGCTGTTCGTTCTCCTGCGCCATCTGCTGCATCTGAGCCGTGGTGGCTTCCACCTGTTCAAGCACCGGCAGGATACGTTCCTTACCGTCCACGTTGAGCAGCTGGAAGAGAGCCGTCAGCGGGAAGACCTGTCCGGCCTGCGCCGCCATCGTATACGCCTGAATGTACAGGTCGTTCTGTGCCTGCACCGCGGCAGGATTCATCCGGGTGATTTCGATCCTGACGGTGTAAGGCGGCGGTTCGAGACGGGAGTGCTTGTGCTTCCCGCCCATGAGGTAATCAGAACTCAGATGCACCGGACGCACCGTGCCAAGATCATCGCTGATCATGACGAGACGTTCTTCCTTGTACATCTCAGCCGCCAGCCACAGCACTTGCTCCACGATGTGCTTGAAGCCATCTGTGAGCGTCTGGGTGCGGAGACGGGTGATCTTGGAACCGGCGTTCTGGAGAAGCTGAATAGCGCTTGCAGCATCGACGCCGCCCGTGACCTCGCCTCGCGTGAACTGGGACTGACCGGAGTCCATCTTCATGTCGTTCTGGAACTGCAGCATCTGCTGCATCGTCGCGCCGTTGAACGGTTTGGATTCCATCCACCGGACGGCTTCCTCGTCAATGACGTCGCCTTCCACCAGGTTCTTGGAAAAGTCAGCCAGTGCCGCCGTATCAATACCGGAGTTCTTGCGGACCAGCATTCTCAGCTTGGAAGACGCTGCGATGTTGACGTCCATGTAGTGGGCATAGCGGTTGATGTACCGCATCATGTTGGTGAGTTCATGCACCTGACCCTCGCCCACCATGCTGCCTTCGATCTCGCTGTACACGTCGAATACGAACGGGTACATGCCGTGTGCGTACACGTCCCGGTAGACACCGAGGAGCGCACCGCCGGCGAGGAAGGCAACGTTGATCGTGTACCGCTTCTGTTCAGCGTCATAGCGCCGGTACCAGTACTCCAGCAGGAGCGCCTTGCCTTCCGCTTCGTCGGCGTTCAGCCCCTGAAGCATCGGCTCCAGACCGACGCTGTTGTGTTCCTGCGAGTCATCCGCAATGAACATGGCCTGCTCGGGGTAATGCTCCGTGTACCAGGACAGCGGATGCCACGACAGTTTGATGATGGCCCTGGCATCCTGAACCGTGGTGGCGGCAGGATCCCAGACGATGCTCTCAATCGGGAACCGGGAAATGCTGATGTTTCCCTTGCCGAAGTCCATCTCCTGATCCCACATGATCTGCGTGACCGCCGTGCCGGTGATCAGGAAGTCCTGCGCCCTGCGGCGGTGGAACTCCTTGATGCTGTTGACCTGCATGACATACTTGATCACGTTGTTCATGTCAGATGCGAGTGCGGTCAGATCCTCACGCTGCGGAACCAGCATGGCCTCCGGCGTGTTGTCCACCTGGTCAGCGATACAGTTGTTCAGCGTGGACTTCAGCGTCTGCAGCTGGAGCATCCTGTCCTGCTCTCTCGTTCCCTTCGGATCCTGATCGGGATCCTTGAGGCGGTAGATCAGGCGGCACTTCCTCGCGTCCTCATGGTACGGAGCGCAGTCCGTTTCCCACAGGTCGAGACGGGAGTAAGCCTCCCGCTTGAGTGCTTCATCCTCGTCAGACAGCTTCTGCTCTCCGACGAACAGTACCGGTTCAGCCGCGCCTTTCAGAGGACTCTTCTTCGGGGCGGGCTTCCTCTTCCCCGGCTCTTTAGTCGGGGCCGGACCGTTGTTAGTAATCGTAGCCACGGTAGATGTCATCCTCCTCTCCTGGCTCGTCATATGGCGTCCTTACTCTGGTGTGATACCGTTTAATCGGATCAGCAGCCATCGGGTACGCCTGGAACATGTACTTGCATGCGTCAAAGATATGGTCTTCAGCATCCGTATCCACGTCTTCCGGTTTGGTCAGGCTGTACGGGAGCGCGGGGATTGTCCGCAGCGAGTTCGTACAGGTCTTGAAGAAGTAGACCTTCGGGATGCCCTGATCGTTGAACCGCAGTCTCTCATGGAACTGCATGAGTCCGTTGAGACGGTTGTTGTCGCCTTTACGGAAGATCACGCCCCGCAGACCGCCGTCCGTGTCCCGCATCTGATCAGCGACCGACGGACCGCGGCTTCTGTCGAAGATAGCCGGGTCGGCGATCCTGTCCACATGCAGGTTCTCCCGGATCTCCACATCCTTCTCGCAGGCAAGGATCCTTCTGGCAATCTCGCCGGGGGTGATCATCTCGCCCTTGTTCGGCGTACCGTTCCAGCCATAGGCCTCACGATAGCAGTAGAGAATCCCAGACTCGTCCATCGCGAACCAGAGTGCCGCCCAGGGGCGGGAGTAACCGTGGTCGAAGGACATGTACCGCCGCCAGTGCAGCGGAATCGGGAACGGCTCAATGACATGCGTCCAGCGCCGATCCATGTAGTGGTTCGGATCGTCCTTCCACTCCGTGAACACCTGACCCTCGAATGCGTCCCAGTGCCCGTAGAGCAGGGCGTTCCTCAATGCTTCCGGCTTCCGTTCCAGCTCGAAGATGTAGTCCTCCGTGATGTACGGATTGTCCGTAGCGAGTGCGGGGATGTACTGCTTCGTGTAGTACCTCGTCCGCTTCAGTGTCTTCGAGTACTCCGATGCTTTGATGATGCTCCCGTAGGGGCCTGCATCAACGAAGTACGACTTCACCCATCCATGCCCGATGTTGCCGGGGTTGCTGGCGCACCGGACGATGGGCTCCACACCGAGCGACTTCTTCGCTCTCAGACGGGTCTTCAGGAAGGTGTAGATCTCCATCTCGAACGATGTCAGCTCGTCCATGTACAGCCACTGGATTTCTGCGCCGGCGTAGTTGTACATATCGCCCACCGAGGCGCAGTGCCGGAAATGGATGACCGAGCCGTTGATCAACTCATAGTCATGCCGCCCGACATTGTATCTGCCGAGCGCCTTCGGGTAGCTCGCCTTGGCTTCCTTGATCAGCGTGTCCTCCAGTTCGGTGTAGGTGCGCCGGAACAGGTAGGCGTGTGTCTCAGGGAAGTTCAGGCATCTGGACAGAGCGTCCATCACGATTGCTTTTGACTTTCCCCCGCCAGCCGCGCCGCCGTACAGCACCTCGTTTGCCGTCGTGGAGTGGAAGATGATCTGCTTCGGCGTCGGTTCGTAGTTAATGTCAATGGTCTGAGCCAAGATCAGTTCACCTGACCTTCGGCAGGAATGACCGCATCCGTCGAATCAGCGATCTTCTCAGGCATGCCTGGCCGGGGCATATTCGTCGAGAAGTTGACGGTGATCGAAGCGTTCTGGCCATTCTCGATGGTTTGCAGATACTGGAGGATCCTGCCAGCCGCCTGCTGCACTACCCACTCGTTGTCGGAGTCCAGCTGGGCAACCAGCTTCTTCGCGGCTTTACCCGCCGCTTCTCTCATGACGTTGTTGGCGTAATCGATGAACAGCTTCTGGACATCGGTGCGCTTCAGCGTCTTCGTGGCAACCGATTGAGACACACCCGCTTCTCTTGCGGCCTCCCCAATCGACATGCCGTCCGAGACCAGCCGAACAAGAGTGAGCTGCTTCATGTTCAGCGGTTTTTCATGGTATTTCCCCGCGGGCATTTCAGCCCTCCTCTCTGTCCTCCGATAAGGGGAAGACGCGCACCGGGAGTTGAGCGATGCGCGCCCAATCGGAGGCTCCACATGGTTGGACCCAGCTTAGACATACCACACCGGGGGTATTGCATTCTATTGCATCCGGCCTATACGAAAAATTGCCAGCCGTGTGGGCTGGCTGCTTCCGGGGAACCCCTTAGCGGGTGTCCCCCGGGGACTTTTTTTATTTGTGTTGCGAGATGGAAACGTATCGTTGGTGAGTCGAAGCGTTGATCCGGGGAGGCGACTATGCCGGGGGGTTCAAGTATATGTAAACCCCGTAGCGCGTGGGCAGGGGGCCCCTGGGCCCCCTGCCCCCCGCCCCCTGCGTCCAGGTTGCGGCCTGCTGCCGTTCCGCTTCCTTTTCCATCATGTGCCACATAAGCGCAAAACAGCGTCGGGGCATTGAAAAATAAGGAAAGCAAGAAACCATGACCACACATTTGACCACACATGGAGAGAATGAAAAAGAAAGTGTGCCAACTTGAAACAAATTGACGACAGATCACGGAAGCACGGCGGGGCGGGGCGTGCTTTCTTTTTCGTTGAGG